CTTTTTTTTGTTTTTAGTTGACTTGGTGTCAACTAGCACTAATATATCAAGTAGTATTAGTGCTTTGCTGACGCGCTACGCTTGTCTTGCGCTTTGCGCGAGTTGGATTAATCCAACTCACTCAAAACGCCGTTTTGTTCCTCAGAGCTAATGTCTGATAATTTTTGTAAATCTGAATGATTTTTTTCAGATTTCAAAGTTTTTTTCAAACTTTTTAGTTCTTGCTGATATAATTCAGCAAATTCTTGCCTTTCTGCAAGGTCAAGTGTTCTTGGGTCTGGCATGTCGTTAAAATCGTCACCTTGTTGCCAGATAGGGGTTCTTTCACCTGATATTGGTAAACCCCTTGAATAACGGTCAAGCAATGTGCGAATAGACATGCTTTGGTCTGGTATTGTTTCACTTGGTTCGTTATTTACTTCGTAACGGCGAGTATGCTCTTCCCGATTAAGATATGTTTTTATCATTTTTTAAATTTTTAAATGTTCTTTTTTATTCAATTTTCGAATTGAATCGAAAATTTTTTGTTCGTTAAAAAATTGTAAATTGTTGCCATGTTCCTCTACTAATAAATCTTTTGCTTCGGATGCTTTCTTCTGGAAGTAATAGGAAATTCGTTCCTTCTCGAATTCGTCGTATATCCTCAGCTTGTAATACCTCGCCATTGGGGCTTTTTTTCCATCTAACAAAGGTATGTATACGCGTTCTTCTGCGTTTGCTTTGTGCCATTTTAATGTATTTTCGGTTATATAATTTGAGCCAAGTCCTTTGCTCATTAATGCAAATTCTTTGCTTCTATCATCGTTCTGGTGCATTGGTATTTTGGCTGCTTTTGATATGTATTTTAAAGTATAACCGATTGATGCATCGGTTATAGTTCCTACATGTATTTCGCCAATTTTTTTGTTATCTAATGCCCAGGCACGTTCGAAATAATTAATGTCAGCGTTGAATATAACTATATGGTAATGCGGTCTTAATGTCTGACCGCCATATTCTCCAACGGCGTAATATTTTATAGATTTGTGTTTTTTTCCATGACATTTCCGTAATCTTTTAAAAAACTTTTGAATATCTGTTTTCTTTAACGTCATATAACCCTTATTGGTTATTGGTACGTGTTCTGTGTCGTAGGTTAAAGTTAAGAAGTGAGCGGAAATACTCCGCTCTCCTTCCTTAACTAATCGTACTGACCAAGTAGATGCCCTACGTCTTTTACAATTTAAACACTTTGAACAAGGTACATAATGACCTCCGTTTTCCTCTTTTAACTGGAAAGGGTTTAAACATTGTGTAGACACTAGAAGCTTGGTGTTCCGTATTTAGGCATTGGTCTTACTGCCTGAATTTTATTATATACATGACAATATAATGGGTCTGTTCCATCTTCTACCGCAAATATACGTGTTGTATCTTCTGGCTTACATTCGATAAATGTAGAGTTTAAATTTGGCTCGGTTGCAAATATGCGACCTAAATGCCAATAATCTAAAGTTGTTCTAAACTCTCCAGCTACTCTTGAAGGCATAAATTTATATTCTGCATATCTTGGTACATAACCAAATGTATCATTTGCATTACTTGTATAAGCATAAAGCTCATTTTTGGTAACTGGTTGTTCACCAATATTAGCAAAAGAAGGGAAATAATAATCCAAAGTGTCATTTTTGAGAAATGTTTTTGGAATTCCTTGTTGATACGCAGTTTTAGGCATTACACTCATTATGCCGATAATATAACCATGCTCCTCACAAAAATATGAACCACTTTTTCCACTACTTATAGATAAAGCATGTCCAGCCATGTTACCTTGTGGTAATCCTCCATCTTCTCCAGTTGTGTTTAAGACTTCGCTTATAACAACTGGTGTTTTTACGCCAGTAATATATTCTGGGCGTTGTAATCTAGCGTCTGAACTTCTTACTCCAAAATGGCTTAATATACTTTCAATATATCTAGTACCGCCTCTAGCGTTCTTTTCTAACCATTCTTGTAATCTAAATGCACGACGTAAATCATTAATTGTTGTTGGTTCAATTTCTGCATTTGATGTGTCAGCATATAAACTATCTGCTGGAACGTCGGTACGACCTCCTTGGGCTGCTACGTTAACACTTGCAGGTGTTCCGTTTAATGATGTTCCAGATGAACTATTTAAATAAACTGGTAAATCGCCTTCAACTAATCCGATTGGAATATCAACTGCAGCTCCTTTTTGAGCAAAAGGTAATGCTGATGTAAAATAATCATGTTCCCATGCTCTATTACGTAATTTAAGTAACTCAGAATAATTTGAACTATTATCACCGTCAGTTAATTTAAAATTAACTGGTGATTGTAAATTCTGGTCTCTATAATACTCATTATATATACATTGATATGCGGCAAATGCTAAAGCATTTAAATCCTGTCTTGGAGCTGATACTCCAGTAGGAATTGGAGGTACACCCATATAATCCATAAATTTACCATAAGGTTGTCCCCATGCAGTACCTTCTGACCTAATATATGGTGATACAATTCCACTATTTGCATCTGTAATAAACTTTTCCCAATTTGACCATACTATACGATTAGGTACAAAGAAATAATGCATACTAACATCCATTCTATGCATAACTGGTGCAATAAGTGGTGCAAATCTTACTAAACTTTCGCATCCAAGATTAAACTTGTCGCCTGGTACACATTCTAATGTTAGAATTGGTGTCAATTGGCCCATTTGTGTTGATAACTTAACATCATGGGATAAATCAAAGCTGTTTTTTTGTGGCTTTGTTAACTTAATACTGTTGAATAAGTTTTTCATGTTTGTTTTTTGTTTTTAAATGTTTATAAACGGGTTCCACCACGTTGGATGTAATAATTACGGGCTACTTTTCTGTATCCGCCTTTTCGTTTGCGACTTGAACGTCTTTTCATTTTTAGGGTTTTTTATTGTTAAAAATTAAGGTTTTTTAGATAATGCTCGTAATATTGCTGCGCCAGTTTGTCCAGCTACTCCTAGTGCTTGAATTTTTTTCATAAATGCTGCTTCTTGTTCAGCACTTAATTTTTTAAATCCTAATATATCATAAGTAACTGCTAAATTTTTTACTTGTGCTGATACTTCAGCTTTTCTTGCCTCAGATAATTGTGTATTTGCAATTATATTATTTATTTCTTCATATACTTTTTTCTTTTGTGCAAATAAAATATCTCCCTTTAAATTAGCATTAAATGCTTCTTCAAGGTCTCTATCTACTTTAATACGTAAAATATCTTGTCTATTTTGATAACTATCTTTAGCAAATGAAGTGTTAATATTTTTCCAATCTGTTTCACTATTTGTTTTTATAGTTTGAGCTTTTATTAATTCACCTTGTTTTTGCATGTTCTCAAGTTGTAAACGTTGAGTTTCTAAAGCATATTGTTTTCCTAATACATTTAATCCCTCTGGGTCTACCTGAGGTGCTACATAATTAGGTGCTTTCGCATCTGGTGTTTTTATAGGTTGAGCGGTTGTCATTTGACCATATATAAGATGTGGATTTAGTCCTGCATCTTTAAATCTTTTCATTTGTGCATCTGGAGCATTATACATATTCTGTCTGTTCCAATCTGCTAATGCATCTGCTCTTTGTCTATCGTACATCTCTAAATTTGTACGTTTTTGTTGTCTATTTGTTAATAACTGACTACCTACATTTAATGCATTTCCTACTAATGCTGCTGTTTTAGCTGCTTTTGCTACTTTTAATGTACCTGCAATAGCTTTTCCTGCGGTAATTAACGCTTGTGGTATGATAAATGGCATGTTATAAGGGTTTTATAGATACGGCCTAAAAGGCCTCTCTGTTTGTAATTAGTTATGTTTTTTGGTTTGCGCGACGATTTCGGTCGTTCCAGCGTTGCTGCTTGTTTTTGGTTTTCTGTTTTTTTCGTTTCTGTTACCATACACTTTCAGTCGTTTTTTTCTAAACCCCAGAAAGCAAGCTGCTTTCGCCCTTTGGTCGCCTTGGGTCATCCGCTACGCTACTTCCCTTAGCTCCCTATTGGCTTTCAGCCGCTTTGCTTTTTTCTTAGGGTGGGGGTTTATACTCCTTTTTTTTGTTTTTAGTTGACTTGGTGTCAACTAGCACTAATATATCAAGTAGTATTAGTGCTTTGCTGACGCGCT